AGACATGTTTAGAACCTTTCATTAAGTAGCCCGACCTAGTGCCGAACATGAGAGAATTGTCTCATGAATTAGGCAAGGAGTCAAGTACCCAAGCCGTACGATTATCGTACGCTCAGCCACGCTCAGGAGATAGTCTCCCAGCGCATATTCCCCCCCAACACAAACCCCAAAATTTCGGCGCGCTCGCCCGTAAACGGGCTCGCGGTAGACCCTCGGCGGTACTTAAATCGCGGAGCGTTACTAAAACCCTCAAGCCCACAGGCAGGGCATAGCCCTCAGGCTACAAGCCAAAGACTTATTCGTCTAAAGGCTCGAAAAGAAAAAGGCATCGAGTCGCTTGGGGCGACCCCAGTGCTTATTACTCCCGCTGGTCGTATATTACACTATCCCGTTACAATATTTTTCCAGTATTTACGGGGGAAATGTCCGTATTATACATATAAGTTAGTGAAGTACATCACATTTGCTAAATTACACCGTTCGAATTCCCGTTTTGAACGGGTTAGTATATATAGACGAACGACTCCTACAGAGTGAGTCTATCTTAAATGTGAGTGGGTGGCTGAGACAGCCGAAACGATAGTGTAGGCTGGCTTGATGCCAGCCACGAACCCAGGGGTTAGCGAGGCTCGCACAGGCGAGCCGAGCGATAAAGGGGAGTTTTATACAAGGGGTTTAATGGAGGGGTTATAATGGCTGCTAAAGGCGGTAAAGAGCACCACAATGTAGTCGCTCTCAGAGAGGCAAAGGCAAAAGTTTTAGATTTTGTCCGCCAAGGTTTAGATATTACAGATGCATTAGCAAGGGCTGAACGTAAGCCAGATGTCATGAAGGACTGGCGCAAAGACCCAGCCTTTATGAGAGAACTTGAGAAGGCCCGATCAGAGGGCGAAAAGACTTTAAGTATAGTTACAGGGGATGCCAAGTTCAAAATTGGCTTTGAGGAGTTCAGCCGTGAGTTTCTTGACTCGCCGATTTTCCCACATCACAGGTCTTGGATTGATGTGCTCGAATCAAGGGAACCTTCCTACCTTCACCCGTCGATGGTCTATGACGCTGCATCTAAAAAGCGTCTGCTTATCAACGTCCCACCCGAGCATGCGAAGTCGACGGTCATCACGGTCAACTACTGTGTGTACCGAATCGCCATGGACCCCAACATTAAGATCACCATCGTTTCCAAGACTCAGGAACGTGCTAAGGAATATCTTTACTCGATCAAGCAACGGCTAAGCCACGAGCGCTGGTCGAAGTTACAGGCAGTCTATGGATCTGCAGGGGGTTGGAAAGAGGATGCGGATACTTGGAAGGCTGATCGCATTTACCTGTCTCGTGATTCTACCGAAAAGGATCCGACGGTGCAAGCGCTCGGAATTGGTGGCCAGATTACTGGCGCCCGTTCCAACCTCATCATCCTGGACGACGTTGTTACGACTTCAAACGCGCATGAGTGGGAGAAGCAACTCCTCTGGCTCCAGCGAGATGTAGTCACCCGTCTGGGTGATAACGGTAAGTTGCTGATCGTAGGCACACGTATCGCCGCTAACGACCTCTACCGAGAGATTAGAAACCCTGAGCACTGGACTGGTGGCAAGTCACCGTTCACCTACCTTTCAATGCCAGCAGTACTTGAGTTCGCAGATAAGCCAGAGAACTGGGTTACCCTGTGGCCTAAGGCACAGATCCCTTGGGAGGGCTCAGATGAAGACATTCTTCCAGATGAAGATGGGCTCTACCCTAAGTGGGACGGCGGCGCACTGTTCCGCAGGCGTAGCGAAGTCAGCCCTAGCGCCTGGGCGCTGGTATATCAGCAGCAAGACGTACAAGAAGACTCAATCTTTGCCCCTGTCTGTGTACAAGGTTCGATCAATAGGATGCGAAAGCGTGGCCCCCTAAAGGCTGGTAGCGCTGGACATCCTAGTGAAAAGGGATCTTGGTACACCATCATGGGTCTAGACCCTGCTATGACTGGTAATACAGCAGCAGTGGTTATGACAGTAGATCGTTACAGTCGCAAAAGGTACATCCTTGACGTAGAAAATATGTTTGATCCTACTCCTCAGAAGATCCAGAAGTTAATTCAGGACTGGGTTGAGAAGTACAGACCACAGGAATTAAGAATTGAAACTAACGCTCATCAGAAAGCATACGCTTTAGATGATGATCTACGTCAGTATCTAGCCTCTACAGGAGTTCGCTTCTCGAGTCAGTTCACTGGTAAGAACAAATGGGATACACAGTTTGGTGTAGCCGCTATGTCAGGTCTCTTTGGGACCATGCGTGGTACTTCTTTTAATAACGACAACCTCATGGAACTTCCAGCAGTGGAAGGTTCGGAGGGCATTAAGGCTCTGATCCAGCAATTAATAACCTGGGAGCCTAATACTAAAGGCAAGACCGACTGTGTGATGGCGCTCTGGTTCTGTGAACTACGTGCCAAAGAAGTTATCTCAATCGGTAGAACCAATCAGAGCCATATACCCAACAAGTGGGCAACTCGTAAACAACAACAAGAACGCTATGTACTCAATGTCAATGACTATGAGTTTGGTGAGGAACAGGAATAACAATGGCATTAGATATTGAAAGAATTGCTAAACGCGTTGAGAACCTCAAGCGTTTGCATTCTGATCGTGACTATCGCATGTCACAAATTCAGGCTGTTCGCAAGGGTAACATCGTTGGTATCTTCCCTGATATGTTTCCTGAGGGACTTCCATACTCAATGGTTGCTAACTTTATTGACGTTGCAGCCCGCGATCTTGCAGAAGTTCTAGCCCCACTCCCATCATTTAACTGTGGCGCAGTCAAAGTTACAGATGCCAAGGCTCGTAAGTTTGCTGATACACGCAGCATGATTGCCAACAACTATGTTGCTCATTCACGACTTCAGTCACAAATGTACTGGGGAGCAGACTGGTACTTCTCATACGGATTCTTGCCAATCCACATAGAGCCAGATTTTGAGGGTGGCATTCCTTTCATCCGTGTTGAAGATCCAATGGGATCTTACCCAGAGTTTGATCGTTTTGGACGTTGCGTAGCATACGCTAAGCGTTACAAGAAGACATCTAATGAACTTGCACATGAGTTCCCAGAGTTTGCCAACAATATCCTTGGTCGCTTTGGTGAGAACACAGGCAATGACATTGAACTTATCAAGTACATGGATAAAGACCAGACAGTTCTCTATCTACCAAACAATAATAATTTAATTCTTAGCACCGTAAAGAATCCTCTTGGCAAGATGACTGTGCGTATTGCACGTCGTCCTGGCATTGATGATGAACCACGCGGTCAATTTGATGACGTAATCTACGTACAAATGGCTCGTGCACGTTTCGCTAACTTGGCAATGGAAGCGGCTGAAAAGTCAATCCAAGCGCCACTTGTTGTACCTAGCGATGTATTAGACCTGCCTATGGGTCCTGATGCAGTTATCCGTACAACTCAACCACAAGGTGTCGGGCGTGTCCGTTTGGACATTCCCGCTGCTGCCTTTCAGGAGCAATCAGCACTCCAATCAGAATTACGACTTGGTGCTCGATATCCTGAGGGTAGAACTGGAAACATTGACGCAAGTATTATTACTGGTCAAGGTGTCCAGGCGCTACTTGGTGCTTTCGACTCTCAGATTAAGGCTGGTCAAACCATCCTTGCTGAGGTGTTCGAGGATGTCATTCAATTAGCGTTTGAGATGGATGAAGTTCTTTTCGACAAGGAAAAGAGTGTTAGAGGAACAGCACAGGGTACGCCGTACGAGTTAAAGTACATGCCAAGCAAGGACATAAAAGGCGACACTTCTATTGAAGTTCGTTATGGCTTGATGGCTGGATTAGACCCTTCACGTGCATTGATCTTCTCACTACAAGCACTAGGTGCAGACCTTGTATCCAAAGACTTTATTCGTCGAGAACTACCATGGAATGTTAATACAACCATGGAAGAAACACGCATTACTGTAGAAAAAATGCAAGAGAATCTCACTCAGGCCATTACAGCAACTGCACAAGCAATTCCTGCAATGGCAGCGCAAGGAGCAGATCCTTCACCGCTTATTAAGAATATTGCTGATGTGATTGATCGCATCACTCGGGGAGAAAACATACAGGATGCTGCGTTGGCAGTGTTCACGCCGCCACAGCAGCCTGAACAACCAGCCCAGCCAGAGATGGCTCCACCAGGCACACAAGGCCCAGTTGAGCAGGCTCCCCAATCCCCAGCCGCTCCTGGAGAACCTTCTGGTGGAGTCCCTCAACAAGCAGGACCACCAGCAGATTTAGCAACCATGTTAGCAGGACTAGGAGGATAAGATGGCACCGCGTAAGAAACCAGTCAAGAGAACAACGGTAAAGACTGTACGCGATGAGTCTTATTCAAAATTAGAACGCTATTGTATTGCAATGAATGAATACTACAAAGCACTTCGCGTTGCAGGATTTCCTACAGACGTGTGTATGACAGTTATGATGGATCGCAGTTCATGGCCTGACTGGATGCTTCCAGAAGATTTGCCAAACAAAATCGCTCCACTCGAGTATATTGATGACGAAGATGAGGACTAAAAATGTCGAATGTTGCACCTATATCAGGAGTCGGAAAGAACGCTAAGCGTACTGACCGTGGCATGGTCCAGAAGATTCAGCGTAACGCTAAGATTCAAAATGCATCAGGCGGAGCATACGGACAACGTGCGGAGATGCAGAGTATTGCATCAGGAGCACCAACAGCACCTACAGCAAGTTCTGTATCAGCAGGCGCACCTGCGCCAGCAATGCCATCTGTTCCAACAGTAAACGCATTTGCTCCAGGCACACAGGGAGCACCTCTTTCAAGCGGTGCAAAAGGTGGACCTGGTGTTGACGATACAGCACAGCAAACACCAGTTGATTCTTTTAATCCTGATTCTATGTTTATCCGTGCATTGTATGCCGCTAACCCAGAGTCTCGCCAGTTAATGATGATGGTAGAAGCATATAACGAACTGGAATCTTAATGGCTGATAATCTACAAGCCATTCTCGAGGCTAGAAAAAACTCGTATCAGACAATGATGCGTTATTCAATGAACTCATTGTCTCCAGATGCACTAACTAATTTTAATACAATCACCCAAAAATATCCTGGGATGAGCAACGATCTAGTTGTATCTATGGTTCGTCAGGGATTGACTGCAGATACTCCTGGAATCAATAAGATAACAACCATTGACGGTATTGCTGCACTCAAAGCAGACGCATTTAACGTAGATAAAATCAAAAAGAGCGTAGAACCTGATCGTGGATTCCTTGGAACCATCCAGGCTGGACTCAAAGAAGGCATCTACGATCCATTTAAGGGTTTAACTCGTGGTCTTTTTGCTACTCTTCGTTTACCTTACGATGCGCTAACACTTACAACACGAAATGCACTAGCGCTTTACCGCGGAGAAGACATTTCTGCAGGAGAAATGCTTCAAGGTGCTTGGTCCGAAGCAACTGCTTTTGGTTCTTTAATAAGAAATTTTTCAAATCAAGGTTCTGGATTCTTTGTTGGACCAAAAACCAAAGCAGGAAAAGCACAGATTAAAGCCATGGGTAAGTACGGTCAGATTAATGGGCAATCTTACACCATTGGCCGCCACATTTTCAATGGCGTTGGAATGAATCCAGAAGAAAATGCATATAAGGTTTTATCTGGAATTGTAGATGCTACGCTTAACGTAGGTTTAGATCCATCTATCTGGTTTGGACCTGGCGCTGTAGGTAAGATTCTTACACAAGGTAAAAAAGCAACAACTTTAGCAAGCGATGTCATGCAGTACAACAAGATTGGAATGACTCAACTTGAAAGAGAAGCAGCAGAACTTCTTGAAAAAGAAGGCAAAATTGTAACAGATAAGATTACAAAAAAGATTTCTTCACCTTACAAGCGTGTTGCAAAAGACGTTAAGAAAAAAGAAGATGAAATTATTGCTATTGAAAAGAAGATCGTTGATACGCAAATCAGAACTGCTCGTAAACTATTAAACTTTGAAACTCTTAATGCTGCTCGATGGACATCACTGCCAGCAGATGATGTTTCTAAGCAGGCTCTTTCTGATAAAAGTATTTCTGAGTGGTTTGTAGCCAACCCTAAGACTCAAACAGGCGAACTGTCTGATGCAATGTCTTTGTTGTCTGCAGATATGAAAAATACTGGTGGATTCTTTGATGGGTATATTCTTCTTGATGAGATTCCACAATATGGCAAGGTTAGCGCTGGAGCGCATTACCTAGACGAATACGCAGTCACAGCAAATGACGCAGATAAATTTAATTTACTTGATCTGGCTGACGACTTCACAAAGGCTGACGAAGCAACACGCGCAGCAGAAGGTCTTCGCCGTGCTCAATTAGCAGATCGTTTAGATGCACTAGGCAAGAATGCAGCAGACCCAGAGTTTAGAGTATACAACGAACTAGCAACTAGACTTCGTGACGAAGCAGCAGCACTTGATGGATTCACAGGATCTTTGTTTGTTGTTGGCGATGAATTAGCAGCAGGAAAAAGCCTTGGCGCTCTTCTTGGTGAGATTTCTGCACTAAAGAACCCAGCAGTAATGTCTAAGGTCTCAGAACTTGTAGAAGACATCTGGAAGGTTGATGGATTCACCAACATTCGCTCCATCTATGGTGGAACTGGTGGAGTTGCAATTACAAATACAGCGCGAATTGCAGCCACACGTGCTGAAATTGGTATCGCAGCATCAGAGTTTGCAGATCCTACCAACCTAGGACCCAACGTTCTTAGACTGCTACAGTCACTTAAAAAGCCTCAAGATGAATTGGCTGTCCGACAGAATGAATTTGATGATCTATTAAATAGACAATTAGACCTTGAAGATAAAGAAAAGTGGTTTAGCCTCCTACGCGAGAAGGCAAACGGAGATCCAGATATCCTAAGAGAGTTGATTGCAGATCCTAAGGCAAAAGGTCTTAAAGATTTGCTTAAACTAGAAGCAGAACTTGCAGAGAAATCAGTTTACAGAGAATCTATTCTAGCAAGTGCTGGACTTACAGATGGCTTTATGGGCAATGTTCTTGATACACCGAATATGACCGAAGCGGTTAAATTTATGCTTGGGCGTCAGTTTAAGGTAGTTGCTGAGATTGTTGCTGGCGAAAAAGACGTAGTTAAACTTCGCAACCTATTTAGACGTAAATTAGACGATAGAGTTATTAAAGAACTTTCTTTGGCTACGACAGTAGATGACGTTTATAGAATCTTGTTAAATCAAGTAAACAGCGGTGCAGATCTACTTGCAGTTAAAAAGGCTGTTGGAACTGGTCTTAAAATTGCAGCCAACCCAGTTGCTCGCTTAGTTCCAGGTGTGAACCTCAACGCTATTCGTATGTCTGAGAAGGTTAATCAAGCATTCGGTCGTTTCTATGTTCGATCTACAGCACTTAATCTTAACGATCTCACAGCGTTAAATACTGGCGTTGAAGACTGGATGAGTTCTATTCTTACCGTATCTCGATTTGGTGGAATGATTAGCAAAGCAACACGAGAAAGAGTTATTGCTGACACACAGAGAGCAATCTTTGCTGCTGAAACTCCCGCTGAACGCGCTGCTGCAGTCCATAATGGTGTCGGTAAGTTGCTAGATGAAGTTGCTAGCGCAATTGGTGCTGACAAAGAAGGCATTGCTAAACTTAAAGAGAGCATTAAAATCTCTGGTAGAGATGATGTTCTTGTATCAAATTACTCTCTTGAACAAGCACTTGCTAACGGTGGTGGCGGTGTTATTGAAGCAGGCGGAAAGACAGTTCGCTTAACAAAGGGAATGCTTGAAAGTCAGTTGGTTAGAGATGTACTCAATCTCCCAGATTCACGTGCAGTAACCAAGTCCCTTATGGATTTTAAGACTAACGTTCCATTGTATGGCAAAGCACGATCAACTAGAGTTCTTCTTGAAGAAGCAGGAGATCTCTGGCGTACAGCGCAGTTGGTGGGTCGTTTTGCCTATATCATGCGTAACGTAGGAGAAATGCAAATGCGCCAGTTCCTATCTGGCCATAACAGTTTATTTAACAACCCTATTGGTTTCATATCTATGATGATTGCCAACCCAGAAGGTAACTGGGCTCAAAGAGCGTTATCAAGCAAGAGCAAACTTGGCGTAAACGCTATGGGTCAGTTCTTTAAGTCTACAGATGCAGAGGTTCAGTTCTCTGAATCTATTATTTCTTATCAGGCTATAACACGTCGTGGTAAAGATTCGACTGCAGACTATGGTGCTCCTGGAAGAAAGCCAACAAGTATCTTTAGAACATACAATGTTGTAGATTCTACAAGCGAAGACTACTTACAGGGTCTTGCCTGGACAATTAATAACTTCTCATCAGACAAGTTTATTCCAGATGTAATCCGCGTAATGCAAGCGGGAACACCAGAAGCACAAGTTCAGTATGTTGATGATCTAATTGATACATTCGACGAACCAGGTAATAAGTTAAGAGAGTTCCTATCAGCAATCTACAACGACAATGATGGAATGAACGAATTACTTCTTATTAATCCTTTCAAAGAAACTGGACCTGGTGTTGTAAAAGCAAACATCAATAAAGACAACCTCCTTACTTACCTATTTGATGCAAAGCAACCTAACACAGTTATTGGACAAATTGATCTTCTTGCTGGTCAAGGAGCACAAAGAGATCTAGTTCTTTCTATCCTACGTGATGGAGAGGCGGCTGTTACAGTGGGTGGCAAGTTAGTTACCATAAGACCACCATACGCTCGAAGAGGTTTGACATCAGAGCAAGTCATTGCTGCGGAAAAGAACTTTGAAAAGCAAGTTGCTGCAATCTTTCAGCCAGCGCAGATGGTTGGTTCACGTGTACGCGTGTACAACGAGAAGGTAGTCTTTGAAGGCACTACGTCGGCAGCAAAGCAATTTACAGAATGGTTCTTTGGTCTAGCGGCAAGAATGGAAAGTAAATTTAACTTTGGGCCTGAGTTTCAGGCTAGTTACTGGGACTTTGCAGCCTCACATGCAGATATGCTCAGCACGGATGATCTGATTACCTTGCGTAACAATGCTAACAAGGCTTTTGCACCTACATCTGAGGGTGGAAAAAAGATTATTGGTAGAGTTCCAGCACCATTACGCGTTATCAATAATACGCTCAAGCAGCGACTAAAAAACCCTTCTTACGTCCACAAAGGTGGAGCAACGCTAACAACAGTCGACTCTCTCGCAGCACAGCAGGCATCTAAGCATGTAGAAGGCTTGTTCTATAACGCTGCTAAGCAGAAACAGTGGGCTAACGCAGCCCGTCTAGTAGCACCGTTTGCTCAGGCTCACTACAACACCATCGGCAAGTGGGGAGAACTTATGTTCTCTAACCCAGTTCCTATAATTAAGTTTGCTAAAGCGTTTGACGCTCTTACAAAAGAAGGCTCAAACGTAATCTACGATATTACTGGTATGACCTATGATGATAACCAAGGATTCCTTTACAAAGATGAAATGTCTGAGGATCTAAAGTTTAAGATGCCTCTTGTTGGTAATTTTCTTGGTGCTCTTGCTGGTAGAAACATTAATGCAAAAGATGCTCTGCAAATAACTGCACCAGTACAGTCTTTGAACCTTGCATTTGGTTCTGTTAGCCCTATATCTCCTGGTATGGGACCTGCTATGGTTGCTGCGTATACGCTAAGTGGACGCGATAATGCATTTGGTCCAGTAGATGATCTTCTTAGAGATATTGTTACACCATTTGGTGAGCCTAAAACTGCAACAGATATTATATTTCCAGCGTGGGCAAAGAAAATTACTAACGCTTTCTTTGCTGATAATGCAGCAACACAGCGTGGAGTTAAAGACTTTGCTTCGTATTTAGCGTCTACTGGTGACTATGGTGATAACCCATTTGCTAGTGATGAAGCAAGAAATCAATTATTTAGCGACGCAGAAAAAATGGCTAAGTGGGCAAATGTTGTGGGTGCTCTATTCCAGAGTATCTCTCCAGCAACTCCTATACAAGAAGTTTTGCTGAGTATTAAGAACCCTAATAATAAGCAAAACTTTATGACTATGGCTATGCTTTATAAAGAGTGGGATACACTCAAGAACCGTCATCCTGGAGATAATGCAACAGCAGCGGCTAAGTTTGCTGAGAAGTTTGGTCATAAGAACATCCTAGTTGCTATCAGCAACACCACACCAGGAACCTCTGGTACTGCAGATGCATGGACATTCTTGAATAACAACCCAGATGCTGTGAGCAAGTATGCCACTCCATCTGGAGATGTTATTCCTTACTTCTTCCCTGGCGGAGAGTATGCAATTAAGTATACTAACTGGCAGAAAAAGATGGGTGCTCGTCGTCAGATGTCCACCGCAGAGATAGCACAAGAGGCAGAAGGCATGGTTTACGCCATGCTCAAGGGCCAACTTGCTGAGCAACAGATCGCTGGTCGTTACACTGATTTCTGGTATAACGAGCAGATTGCTATCCTTAACAAGCAGTTTGGTGGCGCTAAGCCAGTAGATGCAATTGTAACTGGTATCCAGGACGAGAAGATAGCAACAGTTGGTCGGGCAATTGAAGACCCAATATTCCAATCATCTTCCATTTACGAAGAAACGGTTACATTCTACAAGCAGTTTGATGAGTTTAGAAAAGTTCTTAATGATCTAAAGGTTTCAAACTATGCAGAACTATCATCTAAGGGCGGAGTTCCAACACTTATGCGTGATGAACTTGTTGCTTTAGGAGAAACATTAATGACTAACAACCCTGAATTCTCCCGTATGTACTACGGTGTATTTGCAGGTATATTAAGAGAGGCTAAATAATGCCAGTAACTCAAGATCAAGCCGCAAAAATCCTTGGTATATATAGCGATCCAACAAATCCTTTTGTATTATTTGCTCAAACAACTGATCCAGTAAGAAAAGCAGGATATCTTATGGATGTCCAAAGATTCATGGGTGCAGATTTTGCTGAGATGCAAGCATTGCTCCGTAAGTCTGGATTAAGCAAATCATCAACTCCTCTAGGAGTTGGGGTAATTGGACTGGATGAGTCTGCTGCTATTGAGAAGATTATTCTTGCTTCTATATCAAGCCAACTGCCTCCACTTGACTTTCTAAAAGCATACAACAGTACTGTTAAGGGTCCTGCTGGACCTAAGCAGCCAGATACAACCACAAGATATACCAAGCAGATCCAAACAGCACTTCAATTCAAAGATCTTGGCGATGCTCGTCAGTATTATAACAATGCTTACTTTACAGCATTTGGTCAATTCCCAGCCCCAGAACTAGACAAGAAGTTCCAGGATTCATGGAATACACAGGTTAAGCAACAGAATCAACCTACAACTACTTCTGGCAAAACAGAGTTTGCTCCAATCTATGACACTAAGAGTAAGCCAGTTATTGACCCTAAGACCAAGAAGCAAAAGGTTGATCAGTTTGGCAATAAAGAATTCTCTAGTATTAAAACTGTTAATGGTGTCAAGCAGTATAAAACTGTAACAACTGGAACATCCACCGCACAGGGTGAAGGATTCACAGCCGAAGAACAGACACAGTTCCTTTCTGACTTTCTTGTAGAGAACTTCCCAGAAGAACAGTGGAATGTAGATGACATTGGTGGTTCTGCAAAAACCATTTACGATACAATTAAGGCATATCACACAGGTAACTATGATGTTGCCCCTGACTTTGCAACAGTTTCTCCGCTCATCAAAAACCTTCTTTCTAATCCTGATGAAAAGGTTCAGAGCGAACTCTACAATCAGTACATAGCAGAGATTCAGGCCAAGTCTGGTGGCCGTTTTATGGCTATTAAGAACTCCCTCAAGCCAGGTGAAACAGCAAGTAAGTATGTTGCTCCAGTCTTAGAGCAGTTGTCTGCCGGTCTTGAGACTAACATCGGAATCAAAGATCCTCTTGCAGTGCAGGTTCTTAACTTCAAAGATGATAGTGGTGAGTACAGAATACCAAACGATTTCGAGATGCAACAGATTATAAGGAACGATAAGCGTTACGAATCTACATCAGCATCAATTAATACAGCAGTTAATATGGCTCAATCACTAAAGAATGCACTGGGGTAATCATGGCTGTCAACAAAAACACTAAAACCCCACCAAAAGTACAAACCGTAGAAGAAAAATTACTTCCTAAACTTAATGTTCTTTTAGAGAGCATGAAAAAGAATCTTGCTGATATATACATTTCGCAGGGTCTAAATGCTGATGGAACTAAAAAGCCAGAACCAGTTGTTACCAGAACTCAGAAAATGCAAGAAGCACGTGCTTTAGCAGCAGGATTGACACTTGAAGAAGCCATAGGCAACCCTATATTTAATAAGGCAGTAGAGCCAACAGCACCTGCAGGATTCCGTTATGCATGGATCGGTGGCACTGAAACTGGACAGTGGAGACTGTATGCGAACACAGGTGGCACAGGAGTAAGTGCAAGCGGATCCAATGTTGGTGATACTCCAACTGGCACACCATCTACAAGCGTAGATGTTCTAAAGGCGTTACTCAAGGCCCAAGGATTATCATCAAAGATACTTGATTCATCAACAACATATCTTAACTCTTTGCTCAAAGAAAACATTGACTACGATAATGCTATTGCCATATTCCTAAATACTAAAGAATACACACTCAAGAATGGAACAAAGTTAACATCACCATTCTACTCAGAGTATGGATATCTCAATGAGGGTCTTGCTACCCCTAAAGAAGCAAGCGAACTATTTAACGCTGTTGAAGGCTATAAGGGTATTCAACAGAAGTATGGTCTGAGCGATAAATACCTAAGCACAGACTCACTTAAGAACTATGTTAAGAATAACGTCACAGTCCTTGATCTTGATGAACGTGCTAATGCTGCACGTTTGGCTGCTATTCAAGCAGATCCAGCAAAGACAGACGCTCTTATTAAGTTAGGTTACATTGCCACTAAGGAAGGTCTACAAGACTTCTATCTTGATTCAAAGATCGGCAAAGAACAGTTAGAGATCAACAGAAATACTGGAGCATTTGTAGCCGAGGCTATTCGTCGCGCTGGTACTGGTATCTCAACAGCCCCTGGTCAGATCGAAGGCATGAAGGCTCTTGCTGCAACTCTTACAAGTAAGGGTTACACAGAGGCTCAGATCGCTCAACTTGCAACTACTGGATTTGAAGAGATCGGAAAGACTCTTGAGCCACTGATTAAACTAGAGAATATCTATGGAAACGAAGCAAACAAGGAAGCCATCCAAAAGGATCTACAAACAGAAGAGTTCCTAGGAATGGCATCTGAACTGCGTAAGCGCCGTAAAGAGCAAGAAGAACTTGCCTTCCAGCGCAGGTCAGGCACTATTGGTGCTAACCGCGCTTCGGGTGGTTCTCTAGGTACACGTTCCACACTCGGAACAATATAAAAGAATTCCATTGGACCTATCGGCCCCAATGGTGTATAAGACCGATAGTACGAGCCAACTTGGATCCTCTTCCAATCTTGAGGCGTACGACAACTACTAACAGAGAGAGGTTGCTATGAGCAACAACCGCGACAACATCAACTGGGATATCGAAGACGAAGATGACGAGGATTATACCCCGACATACGACAACGATACGGATCTAGTAAAGAAACTCCGCAAAGCGCTAAAGGCCGAGCAACGCAGAGCAAAAGAACTAGAGACCAACCTAGGAGAACTGAGTAAGACTCAGAAAGAGCGGATTCTAAAAGATGTTTTTACATCCCGTGGAGTCAACGCAAAGATAGCAGCATTTGTTCCAAATGACATCGAAGCAACAGAGGAAGCAATTTCCTCATGGATCGACGAGTATGCCGACGTGTTCGGTATTCAACAGGATTCTCCAAAGGTATCTAAAGAAGATATCGCTTCAATGCAGAAGATGAACAATCTGCTAACTAATGCAGAAGCACCAGGGGCCTCAGATGATATTGCAAATCGACTATCGAATGCATCTTCCGAGGAAGAAATTTTAACAATTCTCAGCGGTCAATAAACCGCAAACTAACCAGAAAGGAGATATCAGCCCATGGCCGATGTCTTTACAAATTCCACGTCTGGGTTAGGTTCCAATCTTGTAACTATGGCGTACGACAAGTTGATCGAACTCAACTTGCGTTCAACACCACAGTTCCGCGCAATCGCAGACAAGAAGATCGGAAACCCAACTCACGACGGTTCTTCAATCCGTTTCCAGTTCTACAACGATATTGCTGACACCACAATCGCTGGTGCAACACTCGCTGAAACTGTAGATCCAGATGCAGTAGCAATGCCAGCAACTACAACCCTAGATGTCGCACAGACAGAACTAGGTCGCGTAGTTATCCCAACACGTAAGTTGTCACTTATGTCTCTCTCAGATGTTGATCCATGGATTGCTAACGCAGTTGCGTTCAACATGGCAACAACACTAGATAACGGTATCTCTGCCATCCTAGATGCAGGTACAAACGTTATCCGTGAATCTGGTGGAGCACTTTCAACAACTGCTGCTAAGTCAACAATTGACACAACAGATACATTCAAGGGACGCGACGTACGCTACGCAGTAACTAAGTTACGCGCTGCAAATGTTGTCCCACGTGGCGGAATGTATGTTTCATACATCCACCCAGAAGTTTCACACGATCTCCGCACAGAGACAGGAAACAACATCTGGCGTACACCACATGAGTACCAGAACGTCGGCCCACTCCTTGCAGGAGAACTCGGCGCATGGGAAGGTGTCCGTTTCATCGAGACACCACGCATGACAAACACAGTATCAGGTAAGGCACTAACAGCACTCGCAACTGCTCCAGCAGTAAGCGGAGTCTCAGGTGAGTTCACAATCGTTGCAGCAAACGCTGCATTCGGTGGTCTTGCTGAGGTTGGAGATGCAATCTCTGGAACTAACGTAGGTTCTGGTGCTTTGATTACAGCAATCTCAGTTGGCGCAACAAACACTACATTCACAGTGTCTGTCGCTAACTCAGGAACTGTTGGAACAAACACACTTACAGTTACTCCAAAGGCACGTGTTTACAACACCTACGTACTCGGACAGCAAGCACTTGCTGAGGCAGTATGGAAGGAACCAGGCATTGAGTTTGGTAACGTTGTAGACAAGTTGAACCGCTTCCGCCCAGTCGGCTGGCACGGTATCATCAACTGGTCAATCTACCGTCAAGAGGCGCTATACCGCATCGAGACTGCTTCATCAGTTCGTCCATAATCTAAGTAATTAGACGGGTGGGTAGGGGGCAACCCCTACTCATCAGTAAAACGGCTTAGGAGGCTATATGACATACAGATTCACAACTCCAACAGTGAGTGAAGGTCCATTAGGGGAAGGCCCACTATTTAGCCGTTACCGCCTTACAAGAGGCGTTAGCGTCATTAAAATTGATGGGGAATATTATGAGTTGCGAAACCCTTCTACTGAGGAGATAGCAGAGGCGCAAGCCTTCTATCTGGGTGGTATCACCTATGACGTGACAGAAGAAGAAAAGGCTGGCCTAGAGGCAGCAGGATACACAGTGGAGACAGTATGAAACATTGGGAACATCATCCAGATCCGATAGATGGTTGCTTTGGTTGCAAGGCACTAGGGCTACAGATGAATGCAGGGGACGCTTCCTCACAGAAGCAGACAAGTAACAAGAAGTGGGAAGGCGAACTACAAGCCTACCGCGATGCAAGGGCTCAGGGTATCCAGCCAGCAGGTACATCCATGAAGAAGATTCAAGAGGCTCGTAGAGCATCTGATGCTATGGGTAAAGCCTATGACGCTAATACCATGCCCAGCACAAACATTATCCAAAACAAGACAGTATCCAAACTAAGCGAAGTAGGAGCAATCTAATGCCAAAAGTAGGAAAAAAAGAATTCCCATACACTGCTAAGGGAATGGCTATGGCCAAGATGGAAGCCAAGAAGACTGGCAAGAAAGTAGCAAAAAAGAAGACTGCTAAAAAGAAGCCCGCTAAGCGCGGACTATTCGGCGGTAAGTAATCATGGCTATAAAGAAAACTGTTGCAAAGAAAACTGCTAAAAAGAAAACCGTTAAGCCAGAAGGAACTCTCACTTATATACCAAATGATGTGTATAAGACAAAGTTTACAATTGATGAACAAATAAAATTTAACAAATTACCTAAAGGGACTCTTTTTGCTTTACCTAAAGGTGTAAATGCAAAAGACTTATCCCCAGCGCAAAGAAAACAAATGCAAGCGCGTAGAGTTTTAGATCGTCAACGTACATTAGCCCGCGGCGCAAACATCATTCGTCGCAAAACGTTAGGAAAGTAATCATGGCAGGTATGAAGAAGGCTTCACCTAAGCCAAAGACAACACCTACGCCAAAGGCTACTCCAACATTAACTTGGCAGCAACGCCAGCGTAAGGCAGAAGCAGATCTTCTAAAGAAGCGCAAGGCTGAGGCTAAGAAAAAGGGTTCTTGGCCAAACTACTACACTAACTAAGAGAAGAACATGACCTATACAAAACCTGAGTTAAGAGAACGAATTAAAGATCGCATTATGGCGAGTTCTCAAGGTGGTAAGCCAGGTCAGTGGTCTGCTCGTAAAGCGCAGTTAGTTGCCCAAGCCTACAAAAAGGCAGGTGGTGGCTACTCAGGTAGCAAGACCACCAAACAGAAGTCTTTGTCTAAATGGACAAAGGAAGAGTGGGGAACCAAGTCTGGTAAACCTAGCACTCAAGGATCCAAGGCAACAGGAGAACGCTACCTTCCCAAGAAGGCACGTCAGGCTCTATCGGCCAAGGAGTACGCAAAAACAACTGCAGCCAAGCGCAAGGGAACTTCACAAGGCAAACAGTTTGTAAAACAACCAAAAACGATAGCAAAAAAAACCTCAAAATACAGATAAAGGGAAGGTAACAAAATGGCAAGAACAACATCAAGCATGACAGATGGCGGCGGACCAGCAAAGAAAGCAAAGGCCGTTGTAAGTCAAGCAACAATCAATCGTATTAAGCAAGACGGAATGTCTGCTGCTCTTAAAAAGGCAGCGGTTTCAGCAAACAAAGGCACAAACGCTTCATATGTTGAAGGTGTAAAGCGTATGTACGGTGCAGACCGTCTAAAGGCAGCAAAGGTAAAGTTGGTTTCTGGAGGACAACCTGCAGGATACCGTAATAAGGCAGCACAGTATTACAGCGGACAGCCTGCTGGATACCGCAACAAGGCATCGCAAGCACCAAAGGTTCGTGACCGCGGATCAATGTCGCGTTAATTAATTATGGATACTAGGCTAAAGCGGGTAGGAGTATCTGGCTATAACAAGCCTAAGCGGTAGCAAGAAAAACAAAAAACTGTAGATAAAAAGGATAAATAAAATGGCAATTAAGAAAAAGATTGATATAATGCCTAGACCCACCAAGGCCGAACAGGCTCGGGCTATCGCTCAACAAAAGGCATACGACAAACTTAAGACAATACAGAAAGAACAAGCCCGCGTTGCAGACAGGAAAGCAACACCGTCATTCCAGTCAACCTCACGTAACTATATACAAAGTCGTATTGCATCAAAAAGTGAAAAAGATAAACTTAGTCTGGAAAAAGCGCGCTCTAGAGACAAGAAATCTAGAGCACTGAAAAATGCTGGCGTTAAGCCAAACGCAAAGCCAAAAAATCCAATGGGTCTTAAAAAAATGAACTTAGACACAAAGGCAAAAAAGAAGTAAATAATGGACCCACGATTAAAGCGAGCAGGAGTATCTGGCTATAACAAGCCTAAGCGCACACCGACTCATCCTAAGAAGTCACACGTAGTTGTGGCTAAAGAGGGCGGGAAGGTCAAGACTATCCACTTTGGTCAACAGGGAGTTAGCGGCTCTCCCCGTAAAACGGGAGAGTCGGCATCCTATGCTGCTCGACGTAAGTCTTTTAAGGCTCGTCACGCAAGTAATATTTCAAAAGGAAAAATGAGTGCCGCATATTGGGCAGATAAGGTTAAGTGGTAACATGGCAACTAAAGCCAACAGAAGCATCAAGGTTTCGCAAGCAACCATTGATAAGATTAAGAAGCAGGGAATGTCTGCCTCCCTCAAGGCAGCGTCATCAAATAATTCTCCTGAGTATCGTGAAGCACTCCGCCGTATGTATGGCGATGCTCGTGTAGCAAAGGCAACAGCATCAACAAAGCCATCATCTTCTGGTCGCTATGTTGGATCAATGTTCGTACCTGATAAGGCTCCTAGCACAAGAACTGCATCAACATCGTATTCACCAGCACCAATGAGCGCAGAAGCCAAGGCTAAAGCGGCTGCTGCTGGAGCAGCAAAAAGAAAAAATAAGTCACCTAACGGCACTTTGACACCAATTCAATTAGCCCAGCAACAGGCTTATCAAAGTCAATACAATTACAAGCCTACGCCTACTGCTAGTACAGCAGCACAGAAAGCAGCAGCAGCAAAGAAGAAGGCTGAGGCAGCAAAGCGTCGCGCAGCAGCAGCAGCAGGACGCGCTTCTAGCGCACGTACTCACTAATTAAAGGACGTTAAATGACAACCACCTATACCAACATGATAGATGAGGCACTCCTCAACCTATCTGGTTATACAATGAGGCAGGATCGTAGTACCCACCTTACACAAGAAATCAGCGCATCTGGCCTAACTCTTAACTTGGCTGATGTATCTAATATTGGTAAAGGTGTTGTCGAGATTGATGACGAACTAATCTGGATTGATGCTTATGATCGTGTGTCTAATACTGCTACTATTGCTCCGTATGGCCGAGGCTATAACGGAACTACAGCAGCGGTACACACGGTCAACTCTCGTGTAACTGTTGCTCCTACCTTTCCTAAGGCAGTAGTTAAGAAAGCAATCAACGATACAATTGACGCAGTATTTCCTCAACTGTTTGCAGTTGGGGTTCATGTGTTTAACTTTAACTCTGCTAAGACAACCTATAGCCTACCAGAAGAGGCTGAGACTATCCTCTACGTCTCATGGCAACCAACAGGTTCTACCGAAGAATGGATGCCTCTTCGTAACTGGCGTCATGATCCTCTTGCAAACACCACAGCATTTACATCAGGTAACAGCATTTCAGTCTACGATGATGTACAACCAGGTCGCAAGGTTCAGGTTCGCTACACCAAGAAGCCAACCACTCTTACAGCATCTGCAGGTTCTGCAGTATTTGAAACAGTCACAGGACTTCCATCATCATGCAAGGATGTCATCCTTTACGGAGCATCATACCGCCTATCGTCATTCATTGACCCAGGCCGACTCAACTATTCATCTGCAGAAGCAGATAACGCGGATACAAAGATCCAGTATGGCTCTGGTGCTTCAACAGCACGATTCATGCTTGGACTCTATCAGCAACGGCTTAACGAAGAAGCAGGCAAACTTCGTGATGTTTACCCCACCCGAATCCACTATACGAGGTACTAATCAATGACAGTCCGCAGATACTCCTCCATCTCCCAAGAGACATCACTCGTCTCAGCGCTCAACGCAACTGCAACTACAATGGTAGTCAACTCAGCAGCGGTACTAGGCAGCATCACACCTGCTGCTGGTGAGCGCTTTACTCTCGTTCTTGATCCAGATACAGCCCTTGAAGAAATTGTCTATGCGGTATCACCTAGTTCTCCTTCTAGCACAACGATAACAATTATCCGTGGTGTTGACGGAACTGGTACAGAAGGTGTCACTGGTGTCGCTCACTCAGCAGGAGCCAAGGTTCGTCACATGGCTATCGGTGTTGACTTCCGTGAAGCCAACCAGCACATTGAGAATACAACAACTGCACACGGAATTACTCTTGCCAACATAGTCAAGACAACTGACACTGGCACAGTGACTAGCACAATGATTACAGATGGCACAATTGTTAACGCTGATATCAACGCTAGTGCGGCAATTGCAGATACTAAGTTAGATACAATCTCTACAGCAAGCAAGGTTTCTAACTCTGCAACTACTGCAACCTCAACCAACACAGCCTCAGCAATCGTAGCCCGTGATGCTTCAGGTAACTTCACTGCTGGCACAGTTACAGCAAATCTTACAGGTAACGTTATTGGTAACGTCACAGGTAACGTCACAGGTACTTCTGGTTCTACAACAGGTAATGCTGCTACAGCCACAGCCCTTGCCACAGGTCGCACATTCCAACTTACTGGAGATGTTGAAGCAAGCGGAGTTACCTTTGATGGGACTGGCAACGTAAGCCTTACAACAGTCATTGGTACTGGAGCAATCGTCAACGCAGACGTTAACACATCTGCACAGATTGCCTATGGCAAGTTAAATCTTACCAACTCAATTGTTAATGGTGATATTAATGCATCTGCTGCTATTGCCCTATCTAAGTTGGCTACAGACCCCTTGGCACGTGCTAACCACACAGGCACACAGACAGCATCTACTGTCTCAGATTTTGATACACAGGTTCGCACTTCCAAGGTAACAGACCTTGCTGCACCTACTGGTTCATTCTCAATGAATAGCCAGAAGATTACATCTCTTGGTACACCAACATCGTCTACAGACGCTGCAACCAAGGCTTATGCAGACCTAATGATTCCTCTGACTCAAAAAGGTGTTGCAAATGGTGTAGCAGAACTTGATGCTGATGGACTTGTACCAACGCACCACTTGCCAGCGCTATCTATTACCACTACTCAAGTAGTGTCATCTCAGGCAGCAATGCTTGCATTGACTGCTCAGACTGGTGACGTTGCAGTTCGTACAGATGTCAACAAGACATTTATCCTTACAGCAACTCCAGCGTCTACACTTGGTAACTGGCAAGAACTTCTCACCCCAACAGATTCCGTTTTATCTGTTGATGGTCTAACTGGTGCAGTGAATCTATCCTCTACTTATGCAACAGTTGCAAATGCAGCCAACAAGTTACCTCTAGCAGGTGGCACTATGTCTGGTGCTATTGCTATGGGAACCAACAAGATTACAGGCGTTGGAGACCCAACCAGCGCACAAGATGTAGTAACTAAAAATTATCTTGATACGGTAGTCCTTGCTCCGTCTAACTTAACTGGTCCAATTACATCCGTGGGCGCAGCAACTAGCGTTGCAGCCCAGACTGGTACTGGTTCTACTTTTGTAATGAATACAAGCCCTACGCTTGTAACTCCTGTGCTGGGTGTGGCTACTGCTACATCTATTAACTCAACAACAATTCCATCAAGCAAGACTTTGGTTGCTACGGACTCTACTCAATATGTAGTTCCCAGCCAGACTGGTAACTCAGGTAAGTATTTAACCACAGATGGAACAACTTCTTCTTGGGCTGCAGTAAATGTAAGCGCAATTGACGACAACTATATACTCGCTCTTATGGGCGCAATCTAACAGAAAAGGTAGTAACTAATGGCTACAACATCAAAGGCTCTCTTTAGAGGAGCAGCAGCAACATCAAACACAACTCTATACACAGTACCGTCTGCAACCACTACGGTTGTAACTAACATTGTGGTATCAAATACAGCAGCATCTGCTGCAACGTTTGACTTATCACTTGACGGAGTACAGATATTTAATGACGCTGCTATCGCAGCCAACTCATCTGCCTTTTTTGACTTAAAGCAGGTACTTGTTGCAACTGACTTAATTGAAGGTTTAGCATCAGCAGTAACAGTAAACTTTCACATTAGCGGAGTGGAGATTTCCTAATGGCTATTAATGTATTTCCTATCCCATCATCTGCAGCAGTAACCCCTACGGGGTGGACTGCTGGCGTTGCTGGCACATTTGATTTATCTAGCACATTGGCTGCTGGCACTTATCTTATTAAAACAGATACAACCCAGACAATGACAATTTCATTGCAAGATGCAACTGGACATACTTTCAGCGGTACTATTCGTGGTGGTTCAGGATTTATTTCAGTTCCTGTTGCTGTCACTAAAATCGTTATTCCAAGTGGTCTTACAT